GAATAACCTAACATTTGCACAGTTCTCTGGTGCAGGACAGGTGATAGCAGGAGATGGCTTAGATAAGTCTGGTAATACTTTATCTGTTGATCTAAAGGCTAATGGTGGTCTTGTAATAGAGTCCACAGAGATAGCTGTAAAACTTGATGCAAGTTCAATCACTGGAACGCTTGCTATTGGAGATGGGGGTACAGGTGCTACTACTGCGACTGCTGCCTTAACAGCACTTGGGTTATCCAATTATGCAAAAACTTTGATAGATGATGCGGATGCTGCTGCTGCTCGTACTACATTAGGACTTGGCAGTATTTCAACCCAGGCTGCTAACTCTGTTGCTGTAACAGGGGGTTCGATCACAAACCTAACAACATTTGATGGTATAACCATAGATGGCGGTAGCTATTAATCTATAGGAGGTTATAGCTCATGGCTAATGTAA